ACGGTTTCTTGGATGTGTTGCTTCCCTCGCAATTCGTTTTAGCGGCTCATCCTAACGCCTGCAACCGCTTTTCGTTCTGAAGCCGCCGCAAGGTGCGCTCGACCGCCGCAGGGCTGGCTGACAGTTTGACCTTTGGCTTTGTCTCCCCATCAGCGATGTCGAGCCACACTTTGCTCTTTGGGCTGACACGCTGCGGCGAGAACGGGTGCATCGGCAGAACGATGCCAAAACGCTCACAGGCGGCTGCGATGCTTGATCGGTGCATTCCGTAGTGTTCGGCTGTTAATGTCAGATGCCAGCCGCGATCTTTTGCAGCTTGGATCATGTCGCGGGTGATTAGTCGTCTTTTCGGTGCCATTCGGCTTGGTCCTTTATTCTGTTGATCTCTGCCAAGTTCTGCTTGGCCATGTATTCGATCAGTTGCATTTGTTCTTCTGTCACCCACCACGCAGGCAGCTTGACATAGCCTGCCAGCCTCAAGGCTCTCGCGCCGGGGCTGTTGGATGGGTCACGGGGCATGGTTGATCATAGCCGCGCACCCATCCCCAGATGGCAGGCTTAATGGCTCTCCACACGATGAGCAGACCCCTCCCTCAATCTCGAACAGCGTGGCACGGGCGGCATATTTGATTGCCAAGTGCGACGGCGGATAGTCTGCATCACAGTCGGCCTCGATCAACCGCAGCGCCTCCACCGCCTTCGCCAGCTTGGCTTCTGCTGCCAGTGTGCGGTTGATCTGCGCCATCGTGGCGTTGGCGTTGTCGCGGGCTACCTTTTCCAGCGTTTCGACAGTTTGCGCGTTGGCATAACCCGGAGCATCCTCACCGCCGCAGATGGCTAGGGCCAGACGTTCACGCTCCTCCCGCAGTTCGTGCATCTCGTTGTGCCACTCGCCGCAATAGCCAGTGTTGAGACAGTCAGAGCATCCATACGGCTCGGGCGCTCCTCTGGGGCCACGACAAGCCATGCACACCCCTTCTCGTCCAGCAACATCTTGCCAATGGTCCCGCTCCCGCTTCAACTCAGCAACGGTGTTGTCCATCACGGCCTGCGCCATTCGGCAGATCTTGAGTTCCTTAATCAGGGATTTGTTGTCCGCAACAAGTTGCTCGATGTGATCCAGCATGTTGTGCTCTACGCAGTCACAGACATCTAGCGGTGCAAACTTGAATGGACAGTCTGATCTGTGGTCGTGATACTTACTCACCCCTTCTCTCCCTCAATCTCGGCCAGCGTGGCGCACATGCTGTCATAGGCTTCAACTTGTTGCTGGGTTTCGTGGACGCAGAAAGCATCCAGCATCCGATCCGCCGCCTCCACCGCCTTACCAAGTCGTGCTTCGCACTTCGCCAGCTTGGCCTCAAGGTCTTCGATGATTCCTTCGAAATCTTCGTCAGTCATCCCATCTCTTCCTCAATCTCGGCCAGCGTGATGCGGGCAATAAGACTGTCATCGGCATCCCATGGCATTGCCTCGACAGCGTAATACTGCAGCGCCTTCACCGCCTTATTCAGTTTGTCCACGGCAGACACCCACTCTTCTTCAAAAAATTCAAGCTCGACGGTCAGGGCTTCGATGCGGTCGGCGGCTTCGTCCAGCGTCTTGATGCTCATGCTGTCGCCGTCCATGCCGCGCAGCCGCTTCACCAGTTCTTCAGTCATGTCTTTCCCCCTCAATCTCGGCCAGTGCCGCTTTGACCTTGCGCATCACGCCACGCCAGCTTGCCTGCCTGTTCTTCTCGGCATCGAGACCGAAGAAGATGCTGGCCTCATGCTGTGCCACGGCCCTCAGCGCCTCCACCGCCTTCGCCAGCTTGGCTTCTGCTGCCTCGGCGCGGCTACGGTGCTTTTCGATATTGGCCTCAATCACCAAGCGCAGCGTATCCCGCTCCCGCTTCAACTCAGCAACGGTGTTGTCCATCACGGCCTGCGCCATTCGGCAGTTTTTGAGGTCACGCTCCAGCCCCTCCGCATAAGCCTCGGCCTCCTTGGCGTCAGCACGGGCGGCTTCGAGTTGCTCGGTCAGGGCTTCAATGCGGTCCTCATGCAGCTTCCGCTCGGCTTCCATTGCGTTTGAATAGCCTCGTTGCTCGGCAAGAGTTAACTCGGCGGTCAGGGCTTCAATGCGGTCGGCGGCTTCGCAATGCCAAAAATCTGTGTCGTCCTCCCGCAGCCGCGCGATCACTTCTTCGTTAGTCATAGTCCTTCACTCCATGCTTCTCGATGTCCTTGAGCATCAGCATCAGCGCCTTCTGCACGTCCTCGACGCTCTCCCCGGTCACTTGCACAGGCTCGTCGGTCCATGCAGGCCCATCGTCCATCTCGTAGAGTTCGTGGATGGCGTAGTAGTATTCTCCGTCCACATCGTTCGGTCGTGCCAGCTTGTGCCGCATCAGTTGGTAGTGCCAGTGGCTCATTTCGGCCTCCGCTGCTTGCTGTCTTTCCAATCACACGTCCCGATCTGCACGATGCCGGGGAAGTCGTCTATGCGGCGGTATTTTGACATCATCGGCCATTTCTCATCTCGACTTTTTGGCTCAAAATCGTAGCCAAAGACGCCTCCATCAGAATCCCGCGCCACCCACTCAACCCAATCAGGCAGCTTCTCCCACGCGATCACGTCTTGGGTCTTGGGCAGGGGGACGGTGCGGTAGATGTAATGATGCACCCAAAAGTAGAGATTTGTTGCGGGCTCAAAAACCGAGCGGGAGGCAGCGCAATACTCAATAACCCCACCCACTTTCTCATGCTCATGCAGCGCAGCCTTTTCCTCTTCGGTCAGCAGGCCATACGGCACTCGGTTGTTGGTCATGTCGAGGGACATTTGCGGGCCTCCAGCATGGCGTCGGCGATTTCATAAGCCCAGCCGCTAATCTCTTTGTCGCTGCCTCGAACTTCAAGCCAGCGATCTAGGGCACCCGCCAGCGCCTGACCCGCGAACCAGTCGCGCAGGGTCATGCCAGTGGCGTTGAAATATGCCGAGTTTGGCTCAAGCTGCGGAAACGCAGGCCCGCCGTTGTCTTTTGTGTTACTCATTTCCCCCTCCTCGCCGGGCAGTCCCGGCCTTGGTTGCAGTCGTGCGTGCAGGGTGGGCAGGTCTTGCTCATGGCTCCATCTCCTTCGTCACTGGCAGCGTCTCGCACTGCATTTTGTGGTCGTAGTCGAGGGTGTCGCCAACGGCTACCATAGACGCCTTGCAGGCCTCGGGCGTCATGTAGGGAATGCCGAAGGTGTCGCCATCCAGATGGCCGCTGTGTATTGTAATCCACAGTATCGTCATCGTTGCGGTCATTTTCTCTTTCCCTCAGTGCTGGGTTTCTGGTTTGGTGTCGTACATGTCTGCCGTCATCCGCAGACCAAGCGATATTGTTTTCCGGCTCAAACCTTTCGATATGCCGTAGGAATAAATCATGGCGATCAGATTCGGGATGACATCGGCCTCGCTGTCGCAATAGGCGCATAGCATCGTCAGCGTCAGGGCGCACAACTCGGCCTCGTCCAGTTCGTCTGGCAGCGAATCCATTATTGCCTCAAGGCGCGCATCTGTCATGTTGGTGGTCAACTCGGTCATGCCGGAACCTCCAGCAGATCCGACATGCCCAGCGCCCACAGTTCCGTGTGCGGCAGCTTCATGGCGCGCAGTTCGTCTTCCACATCCCGCACGTCCGCATCCAGCATCTTGGCCAGTTCGTAAGAGGTGGCAGGCCCGTTGGCCAGTTCCTGGCGAACACGCTCTCGCAGGGTCGTCCCGGTCGTCGGCTCATGGCCTTCGATCGAGATCACCACCCAGGGCGTCTTTTCGCCGTGCGTCACGTTTGGCACGATCTGGGCCAGGATCTTCTGGCCGGGGCGCAGGCCGGCGTTTATCGCGTGCTTTGACGGGATGAACACGTTCTGCGTCATGTCCTCGGACAGCACACCAAAGGCCGTGCCAGTGGCCAGCACGTTGGTGACGAGCAATTCAGTTTCCATTGTTTTTCTCCATTTCTGCTAATTGTTGCTCAGCATCGCGCAGGTAGAAGCACAGGATACCTATGTCCTCTCCTATAGCGGCGGATCTGACCCCGGTTCCGTAGAGCCGTTCAAGATCGGCGATCTGTTCTTTTTTGCGGGCGATGTAGGCGCGGCATTCTTCGATGGTCATCACATGATCCCCAATCTGTCCAAGGCGAAGTATGATTTCTTGTAGCTTTCGATGATGCGGTCAACGCTGTCGATCTTGTCTTTAAGTTCTGGCGTGGGCCTAGTGTCGTTGTAAATCGTCAGCGTCTCGCGGTAATCCCACAGCGCGGTCAGCACGATGTGGGTGTCCATTGCTCCAAGTTTGACAGCCATTTTACCACCCCATCCCATGCCCGATGAGCAGCAGGCCATAGCCCACGGCGAAGATTGCGATGACGCCGATCAGGTCGGCCAAGATGTCACGGATACGCATGGCTTATTTCCCTTTGTTTGCATTAATTGCGGCGATCAAGCGCAGGCGCAGTTCAGCGCGGCGCAACAGAAACATGATCTCGCCAGTGTCGTGGTAGTTCGGGTGGTCGTCGGTGTAGTTGCGCTCAATGTCGCGGTCGATGCACTCCAGAGCCGCCTCGGCCTGCTCTAGCGTGATGAGGATGGTTGGGTCTGACATGTTGGTTTCTCCTATCAAAACGGCGATTCTTCGCCGGGGTAAGTTGGTTTCCACTGGGGCGGCGCGTAGGCCGCCGGCTGGGGGCGGGGTGCTGGCCGGGCAATGACGCCCAGCAAGTCTAGTTCATCGTCGCGTTGCTTGTGATAAAGCCAATCTCCGTAGTCTTCTTCGTAGCGGTAGCGGGTCATATGAATGTCACGGTCAGGTTTCGGGGCGCGTTGATTAGATATTGCGAGGAAGGATGAACACATCCTTCGCGTAGCGCGACTTGTGAAAGGGCATGGCGTTATTTTTGATCCAATCAAAATTCACGCTATCAGTGATCCAAAACTCTCCGTGGTAGAGGCTGTAAGCAGTCATTTCGTCGTCTCCTTGTTTGCTAGTTCGTAGGACCACCATACAGCCTGCCACACCGCGTGCAAGCAAAAAATTACACTTGACGCATCTTTTTTTAACAAATAGACAGGCCAAACCGAAACACAGGAGGACGCCGTGCAGGCTCAAGACCTAATCAGACAGTGGGCAGCGGACGGCGGGCGCAAGCTCGGCTGGATCGCTGACCAAGTTCCCGTCGCCAAATCCAGCATGTCACGCTGGATGCAGAACAACATCGTGCCTGGCGCGATCTACCGCAATCGGCTGGCCGATATCACCGGGATCGACGGCCTGCGTGAGAAGGATTGCTGGAAATGAACCGTTCCGAGATCCTCGACACCGCCAAGGCATATATCACGGTTGACCGCGCCAACACGCACGGCAGCGCCGAGGCCAACTTCGGCCTGATCGCGGCTTACTGGTCGGCCCACCTGAACACGAACATCAAGCCGCACGACGTGGCCGTGATGATGACCCTGTTGAAGCTGGCCCGCGCCAAGTCGAACCCCATGCACGCTGACAACGCCATCGACGCGGCAGGCTATTCTGCGCTGGCTGGCGAGATCGGATCGGGCGAGTGATGAAGCTGCAAGAACTCAAAGCAATCATCGACGGCTTGGTTGATGTCCACGGCGGCGAGATGGACACCAAGTTCAAATACCGCTTCGGATCGGGCCGCACGGCGCAAGGTGCTGTGACATCGTATCAGGTCGGCCCGCCAATGCAGGGCGACAGGCGAGGGTTCGTCCGCTTTGACATCGACCACGCGCGCGGGGAGCCTGAGTGATGGCCATCTACATCGGCATCGACCCCGGCAAGACGGGTGCCATCGCTGTCATGGACGCTGACGACATGAGCGTGCGCGTTTTCGACATGCCCGGCACCATTGAGGAAAAGCGCGCCGTCCTGTCCGAGATCGGTAGCGTGCGCTGCGCTTGGATCGAAAAGCCGTTCTTCCCGCGCATGATCGGCATCAAGAATGCCGTGACCATCGCGCAGGCCTACGGCGAGATGAAGGCCTGCCTGTTCTACGCGGGCGTGCCGACGAATGAAGTGCCTCCGGCGGCGTGGAAGAAGCACTTCGGCCTGTCCACCGACAAGGACGCATCCAGGGCATACGCATCAAGCGTCTTCCCGGATCAGTCCAACCTGTGGGCGCGCAAGAAAGACGACGGCAGGGCCGAGGCGGCTCTGATCGCATACTACGGATGGAGGAAGAAATGAGAACCGACCTGGACAACAAATCGTATCACGCCCACCCCGCGATCTCGTCATCCGACGTGAAAGCGGTTTACAAAACGTCTCTGGCCCATTGGAAGGGCAAGGCGCGCAAGCCCAGCAGCGCCTTCGCTATGGGGTCAGCCGTTCACGCGCTTGTGCTGGAACCGGAAAAAAAGATGGTCCGGCGTGGCCCGGAAGATCGTCGCGGTGACAAATGGAAGAAGGCGCAGCTTGAGGCCGATCTCGATGGCGTCATCCTGCTGCCCGAGGGCGACTTCGATCTGGCCGCCCGCATCGCAGATGCCGTCAAGGCTCACCCGGTCGCGGCCATGTATCTGGCCGACCCGACCTTTGTGGCCGAGGCCAGCTTCTTCGGTATCGATCCGGCAACCGGCACCGAGATCAAGTGCAGGCCCGACGGATATCTGCCCGAGGTCGGCCTTGTGTTCGACGTGAAGACTACCACAGACGCCAGCCCCGACGGCTTCCCGCGTGAACTGCGTAAATACGCATACGACGTGCAGGCCGCCTTCTACCTGCGCGCCCTGCGTGCCGCTGGCTACAAGGCCGACACGTTTATGTTCATCGCGGTCGAAAAGGAGGCGCCCTTTGCTGTCGGCGTCCACGCCCTGACCGACCGCTATCTGGACCACGCCGACATGATCGTGACCCAGACCCTCCAAAAGATCAGCAACGCCATCGCCGTTTCAGACTTCCCAACTGGATGGGATCTGATTAACCATATCGATCTGCCACGCTGGCAGACCGAGACCACCGAAGATGACATCTTCACCGAAACTGTAGACTTCTGAGACCAACGCCAAGAGGAGCAAACCAATGGCTAACAACGATGACTTCCACAAGGTTCTCGTCAAGAACGTGACCCTTCAGTATCCGAAATTGAGCGGCACCTTCCGCTTCAACACCCAAAAGCAGGCCAGCGAACCCTGCGCGCCTACCGCATCCAACGCGGCTTGGAGCGTGGCCTTTGACATGCCCAAGGAGCAGGCCAAGCCGCTCTACGAAGAACTGCGCGCCCACTACGAGGCCTGCCGTTCGCGCAACAGCAAGATGCCACAGTTCTCCAAGGTCTTCGGCATGAAGAAGCTGAAGGACGAACACGGCAACGAGACGGGGATCGTGCAGTTCGCAGCCAAGCGCAACGGCATGAAGAAAGACGGCACGCCCAACAAGGCGCCCACCGTCATCGACGGGCAGAAGCAGCCGCTGGCCGATCTGGCCTTCTGGGGCGGCTCCAAAGGCACTGTGCGCGCATGGGCGGTGGCCGTCATTGATCCCGATGGCAACGGCGGCATCAGCCTCCTGCTGGACGCGGTGCAGGTCACCGAAGCCCGCTACGGCGACGGCGGCATGGACGATTTCGACACCGTGGAAAGCAAGGCCGATCCGTTCGAGCAAACCAAAGCGCCCTTGACCGAGCAGAAGCGCGAGAGCATCAAGGAAGAACTCGGGGACGATATCCCCTGGTGATATAAAAAGAACCCCGGCGTGAGACCAACGCGCCGGGGTTCAGTTAAGGCAGGCGGAACCGAGGGAGGAGCAGGTTCCAGATGTGTGAGAGCAACCCAACACAAGGAATATCTTAATGCAGTCTATATCTGGTGGCAAGTGTCGCGGTGGCCACAATGTCTGACATCCGCTTTTTGACAGCCCCCGGCTCTTTCCACACGCTCATCAACAAACCCGGCGATACATACCCCGGCATCTCTTGGGCCGAGATCGCCCGCATGGTCTCCACACCGCAGGCGAAAGAAAAGATCGACGCCGATTTTTTCATCCCATCGACCTACCGCGAATACGACGGCAGATCCCACGAAGCCCAGCGCGAGCGCGGCGCCTTCCGCATGCTGGCCCTCGACATCGACCGGGGCAACCCCAGCCTCGATGACGTGCTGGCCGCCGTGGAGGCCGTCTGCGGCCCCGTCAGCCTGCTGGCCTACTCATCATCCGGCGCGACCCCAGAGAACCGCAAGTGGCGCGTCCTGCTGCCGCTGGCCGGCGCTCTGTCAGGCGCTGACTATGAGCTTGCCCAGACCGCCCTGTTCGATCTGCTGCACGCCAATGGCATACACCCCGACGGCGCCCTGGCACGCTGCGGCCAGCCCATTTACCTGCCCAACGTGCCGCTGGCCAAACGCAACCCCGATCTGACCCCGATCTTCTACCAACACCGCATCATCCGGGCTGGCACGCTGCGTCTGGATGCCGACAGCGCCATACGTCAAGAAATTGACAGGAGGCTGGAACAGTACCGCCTCGCCGCCGAGCAGGCCGACCGGGCGCGTGCCGACCGTGAGCGCCAGCGTGCCGAGCGCCGGCAGAAGTTTCCCGATCAGGTCAGCCCGGTTGATGCCTTTAACGCCGACCACAGCATCGAGGATCTGCTCGCCCGCTACCAATATGAGCGGCGCGGATCTTCCCAGCATTATCGTTCTCGGTATCAAACGTCCCCCAGCTTCGCCACGCAGAACTTCTTATCGCATTGGGTAAGCCTGTCAGGATCGGATGCCGCCGCTGGTGTGGGCAGGCCTAAGTCACTTGGTGAGAGTTCATACTGCTGGGGCGATGCATGGGACCTTTTTGTGCATTATGAGCATCAGGGCGATTTCGACAAAGCCGTGCGCGCCTATGGCTTGGAGATCAGCCCGGCCAAAGCCGAGATCGAACTGCCCGAGAACGGCATGGATGATTTCGACTATGTAGCCCCGCAGGCCGCGCAGGAGGCACCTGCCAGCGCAGAGGCCGATGACATAGACCTCGACAGCTTCGACACCCCAGACGCCCCCGAGGCGGCCCCGGATTGGCCCACGCTCTACGATATGTTCGACGAGGCCAGCATCGAGCCGCGCCGCTGGATCTATGCCCACCATTACCTGCGATCCTTCGTCAGCGTGCTGGCGTCGGCAGGCGGGATCGGCAAGACCAGCCTCCAGATCGTGGAGGCGCTGGCCATCGTGACAGGCCGCCCGCTGCTGGGCGAGGAAGTGAAAGAGCGAACCAACGTCTGGATCGTCAACCTTGAAGATCCGCTTGAAGAAATCCAGCGCCGCGTTCTCGCCGCAATGCGGCATTACGGCATCAAGCCCGCCGAGGTGGAGGGCCGCCTGTTCGTCAACGCGGGCCGAGACTTCAGCCTCAAGTTCGGCATCCAGACCCGCGAGGGCGTGCTGCCCAATACCAAGCTGGTCGAATACCTCTGTGCCAAAATCCCTGAAAAGCAGATTGGCTGCGTCTTCATCGATCCCTTCGTCGGCGCCCACAACATCAACGAGAACGACAACATGGCTGTGAACGCCATTGTGGCGGAAATAAGGCGCGTGGCTGACGAGACAAAGTGCGCCATCGGGCTGGTCCATCACATCCGCAAAGGCAACGGGGAAGACGCCAGCATCGACAGCGTGCGTGGCGCAGGCAGCCTGATCGGGGCGGCCCGTGCTGCGCGGGTGGTCAACCGCATGTCAGCCGACGACGCTGCCAAGTTGGGCATCGATGAGAACGAGGCGCGCAGCATCATGCGCGTGGACGACGGCAAGGCCAACCTGGCCCCGCCAGCAGCAGCCGCTGTCTACCGCAAGATGGAAGGCGTCAAGATCGACAACGGCGAATGGATCGGTGTCTGCGTCCCGTACACGCTGCCAGACGCATTCGACGGCATCAGCGCCAAGGATGCCAAGGCGGCACAGAGGATCGTCTCAGATGCCCACACAAACGACGAGCCGCTGCGAGAAAGCCAGCAGTCTAAAAAATGGGTGGGCGTCCCGATAGCAGACATGCTGGGCATCGACATCACCGAGAAGAAAGGCAAGGCCAAGGTGTCGGCGATCATCAAGACGTGGATCAAGACAAACGTGCTGGCCGTCGAGCGGATCACAGACCCGAGACAGGCCAGAGAAGTGGCCGTCGTGGTCGTCGGAGAGTGGATCAGCCATGACGAAGTGTGATAAAAATAATTGCTCATGCGTCAATTTTATTATTGCATCGCGCGCAGCAGGATGTATGGTGGTCCTACGAACTAGCAAACAAGGATGAACAAGATGACCACCGGCCTCGAAAAACTGATCCGCGACTTCCTCGCCACTGACCTGATCTCAATCACCCGCAACTACTATACCGGCACCTACATGGTGGAGTACCGCTCCTGCGGTCGCATCGTTGACTGCGAGGCATTGGAACTGGGCCGCCGCATCATGCGCCACAAGCGCGACATGCGCGCGATGGACGCACGCATTGCGGCCCGCCGCGCCGCATAACCCAGAACACCAACAAGGAGACCACCATGACCGTCATCGAAATCAAAACCACCGAAACGCGCGATAGCTGGGGTCACCCCGGCGTCGCCACCTATGAGCGCCTGACCGAGTGGAACGAGCATGGCTGGGCCACCGTGCGCATGAGCGACACGTCATCTGGCCACGGCTGGCAGGGCGGAAAGCACAAGTCTGCATGGGACAAACTGTGATAAATATGCAACCTCACCTAGAGCCTCACAGGTGAGGAAAGGTGAGGAAAGGTGAGGTAAAACACCCTTCCTCCTCACCCCACCCCCTAAAGGGGGTGAGGGGTGAGGAGGTGAAGGTGTTGGTTATGTGAGGTGAGGTGAGAGTGAGGAAACCAGAGAGGACGACAACGATGGCCAAGAGACCAACACGCCAGAAAAAAGACGACCGCATCCTGCACAAAGGTGCGACGGCAAATGAGATCAAAGCGGACCTTGCGCTGGCACCCTTCGACGCGGCCGTCAGAGAGATGGACAAACGCTGGGGCGTGGATCGCCTGCCCGAACTTGTCTCGACCGAGAGCGCCGCGAAGTGGGGGCGTGCGATGGCTGGCCTGAACGGCGCCATCGACGCGCAAGATCCCGACAAGACAAAATTTTGGGTCGAGATCTGTCTGCGTGGTTTAACGGCGATGGACGCCGAAGCCGTCAGCCTCGGTCGGCCCGTTTCCGATCCGATGATCTGGGAACACGAATACGAAGGCACCGTCTACGGTATCATCGAGGATGGCAGGGAATGGCCGGCAGCCTACGCCAAGCGTCCAGGCATCGCGATCCACACCATGCGTGAGGTCGCCGTTGCCCTGCATGAGCATCGCAACGGGCTGGTGGACGCGGTGAAGCTGGCATTCCCCGGCGCCGAGGTGAAGGCGGTCAGACGCGCGCCGCAGGATCTGGAAGACGATTTCAATTTCTTGGAGGACTTGGAATGAGCAGCACCATCTACATCACCGGCGACACCAGCAAGGACGCCTTCTGCCGCGCGCTGGCCGAGGCGCAGAAGGGCGACCGCATCGTCTACTGGATCGGCCAGACCTGCGGCGGCCTGCATCGCCACGCGGCTGCCAGAGCCGAGACCGACAAGCTGGTCTTCCTCTTCTGCAAGCGCGAGGGCGTAGGACAGTTTGCATATTTGGCGGTGAAGCGTTAGAATGCGCCCGGCGACCGGGCAGCATCGCCCGAGATGAGGTGAGCAATATGCCAGCAGGCAGGCCGAAAGATTACTGTCCAGAGATTGTTGAGAAGGCGTGGGAATACGCCAACGGCGGCTGGATCAAGGCAGGCGACAAGGTGCCGTCAATCGCCGGTCTGGCCTGCGAAATCGGCATTCACCGTGACACCTGCCACGATTGGGCGCGGGACAAGGACAAAGAATTTTCCGACATCCTCAAGGCAATCGCGCAAAAACAAGAGCGCGAATTGCTCAATAATGGCCTCGACGGCACGTTCAATCCGCCGATCACCAAGATGATGCTGTCCAAGCACGGCTACTCTGACGCGACCAAGCAAGAGGTATCCGGCCCGGACGGCGGCGCCATCCCGGTCGAAATCAAGCGAACCATCATCGATCCGAAGGGCTAAGGCATGAAGCTGATTGATCCGGCAACAGGGCAGGCCGTCTGGGATAGCAATGATCCGTATGCTGGCCCAGTCCCGCCTGCGCCGGAAGGTCGTCAGTGGGTGCGCGTAGATGAGCCTGGCGACACCAACGCGCCACGTCGCACGGCACCTGGCATCCTCGACATCGGCAGCGGCGTTCAGGAGCGCCTCGGGTTTCTAAACCAGACCTTCAACCCAGTTGAAGGCATCGGTGGTGCCATGCGTGCTGGATCTCGCATGATGGCGCCCGATCAGAGCTATTGGGACCGCATCGCATCCTTGGGCGAGATGGCGTCAGGAGTTGCCGGCATTGCCGCGCCTATCGCAGCAGCGCGTGCTATCGGTGTGCCTGCCGCCAGCGCGATGATGGAGGGGCTGCTGGGGTTCTCGCCCACGACGCAGGCTGCTGGAGACACTATGCGTGCGGCTGGTCGCGACATCGTTGACCGCCTCAACCAGCCCGGTCCCGTGCCGGTGATGTACAGCAACCCGATCCCCGGCGTTGGCCGCCCGCCGTTGACCTTTGATGAGGTCGCAAGGGCAATGCAGGAGGCACCTCTGGCCGAGGTCCCGCGCATTACTCCAAGAGATCTTGAGGGCGCGCGGATCATCCCAACCGTGGCTGACCTGACGCGGACTGGTGGCTATTACACTGGCATCGACGCTTCAAAGGTCGATGTGCCTGAGCCAATGATGGGTGGCCCAGGCTATCCTCTCTTGCAATCTAGCCAGCAGGCTGGCCTCGCATGGGCCGTCCAGGGCAAGAGCATTGGCACCAAGAAGGCTGGATCTGGCGCTGATCTGATCGCCGTTACAGCGATGAACCCAACAAGTCATCAGTCGAACATCAGCTTCATCAACTCACTGATCAAGACAACGTCAGCATACGTTAGGGATGGGCGCATTCAGCCCGAGGTATTAGGCGAGCTTGATGCGCGTGTACGCACGTCGGCGGCAGGCGGTGATCCCGCGTTGGCGCGCCTTGAGCGTTTCCCAGGCTTTGAAAGCCCCAACCTGCAAGAGTTCATCAGCGGCGCGAGCTTCCAAGAGCGTAGCAGGATCGCTGACATCATCGGCAGCAAGGGCATGCAAGAGCAGGGCATGCCAAACGTCAACCGCGTCCTGCAAGAAACCGTTGACCCGCGTTATGCTGGGTCAAACCCGCGTGACACGCTCTTGTTCATTGAGCCAGACTTCAGCGCGCCGCCGGTCGATCTGTTGGCCGAAGGTCTGCCCGTCCACCCGAGTTATCGCTATGGCATCAGGGGCCGAGTTTTCGGCGCTCTTGATCAGAACATCTCGACGTTTGAAATGTTCCCGACCTTCTGGGGCGAGAAGAACATCAGCGCATTCGGCCCAGAGTTCAACACTGGTGGTCGCCGTGCTTTCGACATGTCGCTTCCAGTTGAAGAAGTCACTGGCAAGCAGGTCCAAGATCTGGAGCGCCTGCTTCAGACGCAAAGCAACCAGTTCCCCGCTGGGTCAGCAATGCGCCTGTCGCCGATCGACACAAGGATCGTGACGAACTCTTTGCTCAACAAGTGGAAGCCGACAACGGTTTCTGTGAAGTCTGGCGGCGCATCTCCGCAGGCGTTTGTTGATGCGATCAACAACAACAAGTACAAGCCGGCACTGACCAATTACACGGCTGACGACATCAAGCGTGGCGCGAAGACTGGTGATCTCACCGTCTACCAACTTGGCGACGATGACGTGTTCTTTGGTGTGGATGCCAAGCCAGACTATTCTTGGGCCGGCGTTGAAATGATGCCGGGCGATAAGGCTCTGGTCGGTGTGGTCAGCAACGCGCCTGGCGCAAAAGGAACGGCAGCCCCGAGCGTCATGGCAAAGGCGATTGAGGACGGCGTCACAGTTCTTGACGCTTTCGCTGTTCCGTCAAAGCGTTTCCCTGATGGTTTCCTGCCACAATACTATCGGAAATTCGGCTTTGAAGAGGCTGGAAGAGTTCCCTTTGACAAAGAAATGTATATATCTGACCACGGGGAGCAGGCCTACAAAGACCTATTGGCCGCTTGGAAGTCAGATGGCTGGGACGAAAGCATGGGCATGCCGCCCGTCATCGTCATGAGGTGGAGTGGAAACAATGCAGACAGAGCAGCAACGGCGGCAGGCATTCGTGGAGCAGGTGCGCCGAGTCATCGGGCCGAGCCTGAAGGATTTATCCCAGAGGCAGAAGGATCTGCTAGACGCGGGGGTGAGCGATCTGTACCGACTGAACCGCCAGGTGTCGGACGAGGAACTGCTGGGGGAGTTGGAACTGGTGACGGACTTCGTCTCGCCCCAGGGACAGGAGAGGCTGCAAAAGGCCTATTGGGACTTACGCCTCAACAACTCAGAAACCGAGGCATCCCAGAAAACCAGATCCAAGAGCTAATGAAGCTGCGTGATCTCGGTCAATGAACCTAGACATCCACACGCCCCGCTGGGCGCTGCCGATCCTGCAACGCGAGAGCGCCCGCTATATCGGGGCGTTTGGCGGGCGCGGCTGCTTGCATCCAGACGCACTGATTGACACGCCGCAAGGGCAGGTCAAGGTTTC